CCCCGGAGCAGCCCTTTCAGGTCGAATTTTACATCAATGCGCTCCGCTTCACCTTCAGGGAATAGCTTGCGCTCAATCTCGGTTTCAAAGCGTTTGCACTCCGGGCGAAGTCCGTATTTAACGAACTGAATGTCCTGCTGTTCCGTGTTGGTGAATGTCGAGTGCGTATGTTCGGCCAAAAGGGAAACAGGGACTTTCCAAATCCGGGATGCGTCCTGTATAGAAAATAATCGGGTTTGTATAGCCTGCGCCGCGTCGGGGCTGATGCCGATGGTTTTGTACTTTAGTCCGTGTTCGAGAATAGGAGTCCCGTGGTCCCCGGCTTCCGCTATCCGTTTGGCCACCCTTAAATAGCTGGCGTCGGAGAGTTCCCCGTCAGTTTCGATAACCCCCCTTAATGCCCCCTTTTTATTGAAATATTCAGCGGCGAATTGCTGACCGGCCAGTCCGATACCGATACTTTGGGCGTGGTATGTCACGGGGTCAATGCCTACAATCCCGTCTTTTGAGAATAACTTGACGTGGAGGATGTCGTCTGCGAGGTAAGTCCCTGCGGTTTTCCCTTCCGTCACTTTGTAAACGACGTCATACCCGCGGGTCATCACCATTACGGAACCGGGATGAACCGGGTGCAGGGCCTTTGGGAAGCCATTACCTGCCCATTCGATGACGGCGTAGGCGTTGCCCCACCCGGCGACACAGGATTCCATGTACTCCCAAAACACGAAATCGGTCATGTAGGAGTTTGGCCGGTGGTGAATAAGGGAATAAACGGGGTGCCTGGTCAATTCTTTCTTTCCCGTGGAGGTGCGCTCATATACGGCTTTTGGAAGGGAGGCCAGATTTTCGGCTTTGATGGAAATAGCGGCAAAGGCGCCGGTAAACGTAAGGGCCGTGTCGTGGTCAACCATTTGCCCGGCAGCGGTCATGCCACCATTGCGCGGAATGTACGAAGAAGCAGGCATTACCAGCAATCCGCGCGTTTTCGCGTAATCTATCAGGCGTTTTTCAATGAAAGCGGGTAACCTCATTGCGATATATTGGACCAATTATCGCAAAGGTAAAGATTATTTTGACGCCTGTCAATTTGTTAATAACAAACTTTTATGCAAAAGTCGAAAATAACTTTACTTTACCTGTCCCGATTATCTCTGAAACTCCTAAAACTCGCGTACCTCCGTTGTCCGAACTCCCGCTGATATTCAGACTCAAGCATCTCATATACCTGTTCATGGGTAATTCCGGGGTCCCTGATCCGCATATCCGCCAGGGTGGACCAAAACAGGGAAATGAATCCCTGCTTTGTCGTCATCTGGATAATTCGCGGCGGAACCATCAGGCATTCTCCATCAGTTCGTTCACAACATCGACCCGGAGCCTGTTGACGTGCTTCAGGTCGTAGTATTCCCGGATATAGTCGAGCGCCTGATTACGGTATTTGTTGTAGCTGATCTGCTCCCGGAGCAGGAAGTCCAATTTCTCGCCGTAGTCCTGCGGATCCTTATATTTGATCGTCCCCGGTATAACATTCCATTCTTCCCAATCCGGCACAAGGCAAACCGCCCCGGAGAATGTCCCCTCTAAAGCCGCTATGTTGCTCTTGCAATGATTGAAAAAGTCGTTATATAGGGGGACCTGCATCACCCGCGGGCGGTATTCCTTCAGCCATTTGAAATACAAAACCGGATCTTCCGGCTTCCGGTATTTTTTATTGGGCAGATAAAACTCCCATGGGTTGTACCCGGCATAGACAAAGTTCCAATCTTTGTATTTGTCCTGCGCCTGAAGTATCTGGATTTCGTGAACCCTCAGATCCATACGGTGAGAGTCCCCACCACGCCACAAAACCGTTTTCTGCGTAGTGCCCTGCGCTGGTTCACCGATAAAATCAAATGGCAGGGCATTGGGTACAACCCGGACATTTTTGTTAAGCGGGCCATATAGCGTTTTTAAGGCCGCGGTGGACACCGTGATCACGTCGGCAAGTTTGGCTATCTCTGCGAGGTTCTGATGCACCTTCTCGTCGGAAAACGTGTCAAAAGCCCGGTTATTAGCCTGCGGAATCTCAAACAAATTATCGTCGTAGTCGATCCAAACCGGAATGTGCAGGTCTTTCAGAAATCTGGTCAACGGAAGCGAGGCATATGGCCTCTGCTGGAATACGATGTCGTACTGCGTAAGCGTAGACCACGTGAGGTTTCCGATCTTGCTTATGTCGTGGGTGTCGATGGTCAGGCCCGGCATTTTACGCATCAGGTCCCGGAATACACCGGCGGCCCTGTACCATGATGTAGTGTCGTCTTTCGTGATGGTTAATGCTAAAATTCTCATATTTGTTAAAATTTAAGGATTTTCAAATCTGAATCTTTGTATGGCTCCGGCTTCGCCCCGCTCATATATCCGCCGATGGCGTTGATAATCGCTGTCAAACCGTCTATTTTGTTCATTGATTTCGCCTTGTGCAGTTTGATATTGTCGTTTGCATCCGTCACAGCTACCGCGTTGCGGAACATCCACCGGAGTACAGGGTCATCCATCAGATCGACCTCCGCACTCTCCACAAGCCGCTGAAGTTCCCGCGTCGGCTCGCTCATGGTCTTAATCGACTGATTGAACTCATCCAAAATGTTATTCAACCCCGCCTTCTGAAGCCCCTGCACCGTCCCGTGGTATGCTTTTGCCGGGTCAAAAGCAATATTCCGGCAGTTCACACCCCGTATAATCTCGGTGATCTTCTCCACCTGCGCGTCTATGTCGATAACATTCCCCTCCGTCACGAAGATCCTGCCTTCCGCAGCCCATGTTTTATAATCCACTCGGTCGGCATTTTCCTCCATCTTCGCCTCTGGAATCCAATAGTACAGTTTAATCGCCTTTAACTCCGGAAAATACAGGGCTAGCGCGTTTATATCAACATGACTTGCAAGGTCCAACCCGGCATAACATGTTTGTCCAACCAGATCGGCGTCTGTGGTCCCGTTGCTACACTTTCTTACCTTCTCGTCTTGAATCCAGACGGTCGGCGCGTCCACCCATTGATTCAGGTTCTTCGTTTTGAAATTTACCTCTTCCGACCCGCCCCGATTGAGTGCAGACTTAAATTCCTCTTCCAGATATTCGGCAGATATGCTTATGCCCATGTTTGGATTGGACTTAGCCCATGTTTTCGGATCCTTCCAATCGTCCCCCTCGTCGGCGGAATAGATCATCACAAACGTATTTTCTTGCTTTTTGATCCCCAGAAGCACGTCGATATAAGTCCTTCGCATCAGAAAACAGGGCGATGTTTTGTCAAACCCAGCAGTCGTAATCGTAAAGATCATAGGCTGTCGCCGCGCCCCGGTCGCAGACTTTAAGACGTTGTAAAGCATATCAGTTTTATGCGCGTGGTACTCATCCACGACGGCAAAGTGCGGGTTTAATCCGTCCAGTTTGTCGCTGTCAGCCGCCAGGGGTTCCATTTTTGACAGTGTGCTTTCCATCGTCAACGCCGACTGAAACCGCGCGATCTTATTCGATAGCGCAGGGCTTTTGCCTACCATGTTCCGGGCCTCCGTCCAGCATATTTTAGCCTGATCCCTTTTGGTTGCGGCCGTGTAAATCTCGGCACCGTCCTCTCCGTCCAGGACCATCATATACAGGGAGAGGGCCGCGGCGAACGTGGTTTTTCCGTTTTTTCGGGCCACCTCCACGTAAGCATACCGGAACCGGCGGGATCCGTCCAGACGTTTCCAACCAAACAGCACCCAAACGATAAACATCTGCCATGGTTCCAGCTCGAATCTCTTCCCGGAAAACTCCCCCTTTGAGTGTTTAAGGATCGAAAAAAATGAAATACAGCGCATGGCGGCCACTTCATCAAACCGGATCTTCAGTTTATCCGCGTTTTCAAGGTCCGCCAAATGCCTCTCGACGGCCAACCTCTCCAATTTTCCGCAGATACGCCGACCGGAAAGCACGTCATTGATGTACTTTTTTACCTTTTTGCGCTGTATTTTGGTGCCTTCCGTCATTTAAAAGTGTCCATCAGGGCCTGCAATTCATCCTTCGGTTCCTCTTTTCGTGCGAATTTTAACGACGATACCGGCGTAAAACCGTACTCCGCAGCCTGCCGCATTATTGCCGGTTGCAATTTGTTGTAAAGATTCACGTATGGGTTTTCAATAAAACCGATTACGTTCCCATTCTCATCGAACCGTTCCTTAAACAAACCTTTTTGCATCTCATCCAAACAGGTGAATGCCAAATCTATGTTTGACGAATACACGGCAAGAGGGAGAATATTGGCGTCGGTAAGAATCTCCCATTTGATCAGATAGTTTGCCATCTGCTTGAATATGTCCTGCGCCCTCTGCGTTTTCAGGACCGACAAATCCACGTGGTCAATAGTGGTAAGCTTTTCACCGGGCGGATCCCCCTGCATCCGTTCGGGGCGTTTCTCCCCACGGAGCTTTTTAACTTTGTCTGGTAATAATTTTCTTCCTTTAGCCATAACTAAAACTTTAGTTCAAATAACCCAATTTTGGAAAAATAAGAAGAGGGTTGAGGTGCGGTCTCACTCCGTTTTCAAAAAGAGATTATCACCCCCATACCCGTATCTAACTGATTATCATTTTGTTTTATTTAAGAGATGTTTATCTTTATTCCCCTTTGCATTGTTGCACGCTTTACATAGCGCCTGCCAGTTCGACCTATCCCAGAAGTCAACAATCGGCGGAGGGAGTATGTGGTCAGTCACCTGTGATGGAGTAATGATCCCTCTCCGTTTGCACTCTTCGCACAACGGATGATCACGGCGGAAGGTGGAAGACTCTCTGGTCCATCTAGCCGTCTTATAGTACTCCCGGAGCCTTCCCCGCGCCTCCTGACCTTTGGGCCGTGGTGCTGACTGCCATGCGTAGGTCCTTACTCTTGATCCCGGTTTATTTGGCATTGATCAGGTCTTTAATGAGGTTTAATGTCTTTGCACTCAGTAAGTCGTCAGGTGTTACCCGTATCAACCGCCATCCTGCCCGTGTGAGTTCGTTATACTTCTCCATGTCTGCGATAAATCCGGATGGTCTGGTGTGCCTTCCGTTGACGTATGCTCCTCCTTCCACTTCTATAGCTATCTTTTCTGGGACGATTGCGTAATCAATCCGCCATTTACGCGTATCATGGAACCGGTGTTCCGGCGTTACATCAAATCCGGTCATCCGGTGTACTAATTCAGGGAATAAATCCATAATCATATTTCATTTATCAAAGTTAAATCATATTTGCCCGTTTTTTCGCGCTGTAGTGCCATATTTTCGCATTTTACCTGTTAAGTGGTGGAAAGTATCAACTCACGGAAGAAAACGCCTTAAAATCGGTCTCATCGCAAATAATTGTAATACGACAAATCTCTGTTGATGTAAAGCGGGTTTTTCGCCATTTTGAAACATTCCGTTAGGAAATAACCGTCTGCGTTGTATCTGTCCACAATCCAACGCGTTTCACCTATCAGTTCTCGCGATACGATAGCCGATCCTGAATCAATCCTGTCAACGGCAACCTCCCCGCCTATGCGCCGGTCGCCGTTTTTGAAAATTTGATTGAAATGGATGAAATCATAATCATCCAAATTTTTAACGGTTTCCCAAAGTTCCGGATGGATGATTGTATCGTCATCCAAAAAATAGACGTGGCCTTCATTGATGAGATCAAGAGCGCGGTTACGCTGTGCATTCCCCACAATGCTGGCGGGATCGTTGATAAACATCACCTCATCGGGAATCTCCCATGCGTTTCGCGCCGGTATCTTAACAGGAAAAACAGAATCCACTACAACCCACCACATCCTGTTACCGCACGGAATTTCCATCACGTTGCGGGCAACCCTCGTGAGGTTGTAAACCCTCGAACACGGCGTTACGATATTGAGAAACATTTCATTCATTTCTAAAATGGTAAATCACCCTTTTGCGGTGTCAAAGGTGCTGGGTCCTGCTCATTGATTACGGAAGAATAATCCTTGCCAAAAGGCTCGGTTAGCATAACGGAGAAATATTTTATTCCAGACTTGCTTTCCCTTAACCAAAGGGCAATATCCATCTCCTTTCCGTTCGCGTTGACAACGCCACTATAATCTGGATGGTTTTTGGCCATCTTGTTTATGTTTTTGAAGATCGCGCCGGTGTTAATTTTGTTATCTGACATATCGCTATTATTTATTTTCTCATTGATTCCCCTTTGAACAATACCGGATTACAAATAGCCCGAAGCCGGTCGCGTGTCCTTAATCCGTATTTGCTTTGAATCTCATCAGGATCAAGGTTTGTGGTTATGATCAGAATATTTTCCTTTTGTTCAGCGCGGTCAACAATCTCTGGAAAAATCCATCGGCGTTCACCGTAGCTGATCATCTGATCCTCCGTGCCTATGTCATCAAGTATCACGATCCGGCGCGTAAGAATAAAATCGGCATTGTCGTTTATCTCAGTCGCATGATAGCACCTCACGATTTTACCCAACGCGTAATCGAAAAACACTGGAAGGATGTTTTTTGCTATCATGGTTTTCCCCCTTCCGTTGTTCCCGATTATGAGCAATC